CTATCCAATTTTCTTGTGGGGCATGAGTGGGGCATTTTGAGAAAATTTAGCATTCAAAAGTGCAATTTGCTCATCGTTGCTTTCTGGCATCCATTCCCCATAAACAGAAAAAACCATCTGCGCGGATGCGTGTCCCATCTGTGAAGCGATGAATGATGGGTTTGCCCCGGCCGACAATAGCCAGCATGCGAATGTATGACGTGATTGATATGGTTTCCTTGACCTTACCCCTGACCTCCTCAATGCTCCGTTCCATATCTGGCCTAGTGATTCAGTTGAGTAATAATCACCGCAAAGCTGGTTTGATGATGTAACTCTGGGTATGAAGACGAAAGTGCAACTGTCTTCCCTTGTTTTTCTTGCTTCTCTTGTATGGATCAGTATTTGATATTGCGGCCCCATCCTGGTGTATAGCATTTGACTGTGCAGGGCTTCTTTTGCATTGTCCGTAAGCTGAATAATGCGATCGGTTCCTGCGTCGGTTTTTGGTAAAGTAAACTGCTTAACTCGGGTAAGATTTCTCTTTACCATAATTGTGCCCGCTTCGAGGTCTATATCCAAGAAGCAATACCGCCAACTCTGCGACGCATACATCAACACAGTAAACATGATGCCTCAGCTCCTGATGATTACACCTCTTCAAGATGACAGGTCACCAGATGTTTTGTATGCGCTACAAACGACGATACAAACCGTTGAGAAGCAACTGAAGGGGGGCGCTCGATGGAGTTCATGGCTGACAATATGGGGAATATACCGCTAACGATAATGGCATTAGTTATTGTTGTGGTGCTATTCGCTTGCTTATCGGAGTGGTGATATGCAAATCGAAATGGTCAAGAATGCCGGTGGCGTTTTTGTTCCAGCGTTCGATCATGACTTACCCAGGTTAAGGCGAGCATTCGGCAAATCGAAGAAAAGCGGGGACAGCAGCCCCGCTGAATTAATCACCCAACTTTGCGGTAAGGGTAGCCAGCTTTTTTGATGTTCACATCAAAATACTGTCCCTTAGACGGTGCGTTCATTAATGACGTGTGAACGGAGGCAGGGACTTTCGAATATTGATAGACGCCACCTCCTAGAAAAGCAATTTCCAAAGTGGAACTTGCACTATCGTAACCAACTGAATGAAGGTTTGAAGATGAAACAGGTTGACGAATCAATTGATAAATCTCCTTTAAGTGGCAAAAGCGCCAAAGAGATAATTGAACACTTCAAGAGCTATAACTTTGTCGATGATCATGGTCACCGATTGGATATGTGCTTGGACTTCACAGATTTGGTTGAAATGGCGGCTAACGTCAGCGAATAGAATTGTTTAACCCCACTGGAGGTTGATCATTATCTTGCTGACGGTTCCGTGAGGCTTGCAAGCTACTGAAGGCGAAAGAGCCAGAGTTCAGGGCGTTCCTGATTGCTTCGAATGTTATGTACGTTCTGGGTGGGAAGATGACACCTCGCGCTCCGCATATTGATTCAGGACGATTCACTGTAAAGACAGGTGAGAACCTTAACAACGGGCATGCATTTACCCAGGCTAAATTCACACCGAAGGGTATTCAGTGGATAGCTGGACTGTGGGCATCATGGCAGTTGAATAATCAGGCAGCATGACGGGCTCAAAAATGAGCCCGTTGATAATAAAGACAAATTGAGAGCCACTTTCACAACGGCTCTCAATTTATAAAACTCTGCAAAATGTGCTAACAAGCGCCTTTGACAGAATCTTATAGAGGTTTTTGATAATGTTAGTCTCACCATTACCGAGTGGGAGACTTTACCAACCAGAGGAATATTCTGTTATGGCTAATTCAGACACACAGATGAAGCGGCCATATCCGCCATTGTCATTCGTCAATGAGTTCACACCTCACATTGAATTAGTCCCCGCCGCTGAAGTGCTCAAAATGGAGTATGCGGATTAGTTCTAAAAACACTTAATTTAGGCTCCACCCCTTTGTATTTAAAAACTTACAAATGTAGTTTGTAGTAGCTATAAGTTGAGGCTTAACTCTTGGGCAGTCAGGTGTATCTTTGTTGTAACGCTCGTCTCTGGACGCAAACAGCCGATGGAAATCTTCATTTTGTGTAATCATGACCTTTGGGTTATTAAACCCTCGGTTATTAAACTGATCTGCGGTTAAATCAATGATGAGTCCATCAAATACTATCCATGCATGACTATTATTATCTTTAAGCCTTACGTCACTAAGTAAATAATCCATATAAACGCCCGAGCGACGTAAAGAAAGAGATCTGAACTTCTTAAAAATAAGGTATGCCAAAATATCAGAAGTATCTCCGCAGCAACCATTAGGAAAAGCACATTGATGAAGGCTGGTGTTTTCATTATGTATTCGTTCAGAACATGCATTTTCCAACGCCTCACGAACATCAGTACAAAATCTTCTCAAAATATCTAATTCCATTAAGGGCTCCAAAATGGCACTCACCGACAAGCAAGAAATGTTCTGTCGCGAGTACCTCATCGATTTGAACGCCACGCAAGCGGCAATTCGGGCGGGGTACAGCGAAAATACCGCCCGGAAGATTGGTAGTGAGAACCTCACAAAACCAGACGTCCAGAACAGAATCGCCGAACTTAAATTACAACGCAATGAGCAGGTTAACATTGACGCGGCTTATGTTTTGAGACGCTTGGTTGAAATCGACCAAATGGATGTCCTTGATATCGTGAAGGATGACCTCTCTCTTAAACCTGTTAGTGAATGGCATCCTACATGGCGTCGCTATATCTCAGGGTTTGATGTCGCGGAAATGTTCGAAAACTCAGGTAAGGGAGGCGCACGCGAGCTGGCCGGTATTCTCAAAAAGATTAAGTGGCCGGACAAGGTGAAGAACCTTGAACTGCTCGGTAAGCACATCTCAGTGATGGCATTTAAAGAGCAGATTGAGCAATCCGGCTCTGTAACTCACAACATTATGCCAGTCCCGACCTGTAACAGCGCTGACGAATGGGAGGCAGCCGCACAGCAACAGCAAAGCGAGGTATTAGGCAAATGAGCTACAACGTAGTTTGGAGGCCGTTACCTGGTTCTCAGTCGCTTTCGTTGAGTTGTCCGTGTGATGAAATCCTTTTCGAAGGAACCCGAGGACCGGGTAAAACAGCCGCTCAGTTGGCTCGCTTTCGGCGAAAGGTTGGACTGGGTTACGGCACGTTCTGGCGCGGTGTCATCTTCGACACAGAATATAAGAACCTTGCCGATATTATTACTCAGTCAAAGCGCATGTATCGCCTGTTTGGTGATGGCGCTCGTTTTCTTGCCTCCGCATCGGAATTGCGTTGGGTCTGGCCCACCGGTGAAGAGTTGCTATTTCGGTTCGGTAAAGAAGAAAACGATTACTGGGATTATCACGGACAAGAATTCCCGTTTATCGGCTTTAATGAGCTGACAAAGCAGCCTAACGCAGACTTCTATGAGTCGATGTTCTCTTGTCGTCGGTCATCGTTCAGGCCACAAGATTACCCGCTACCTGATGGCTCGTTACTGCCAAATATCCCGCTTGAGACATTCAATACTACCAACCCGTTTGGCATAGGCCATACATGGGTGAAGAAACGCTTCATTGAGCCAGCGCCGCGCGGAACGATAATCCGTGATACTCAGATGGTGCCAAATCCGCAGACTCAGCAAGATGAGGAAATAACCCTTACGAGGGTGGCTATTCATGGCTCGTTCAAAGAAAACCCGTATCTCGATCCGGTTTATATCGCCTCACTGATGAACATCAAAGACCCGAACAAGCGCAAAGCGTGGGTTGAGGGTTCGTGGGATGTGACCAGTGGTGGACGGTTTGACCATCTGTGGAATGAAAGCATTCATGTGATCAAGCCATTTCGCATACCGGATAGCTGGACGGTTGACCGCTCTCATGACTGGGGCGAATCGAAGCCATTTTCTAATCTTTGGTGGGCGCAGGCTGATGGCACAAATGCAACGTTGCCAGACGGCTCAATATTCTGCCCGCCAGCAGGTTCATTGATTCTGATTGGCGAATGGTATGGCTGCCCACCGGATGAACTGAATAAAGGCTTGAACATGTCATCAACTAACGTTGCCAAAGGCGTTGCCTGGTTGGATAAGCGCCTTGTTGGTGATGAGGTTGACGAACCTGAGGAAACTAAGGGGCAAGGTCAGATGCATATCATGCCTGGTATTTGCAAAAAGGTTATTCCCGGTCCTGCTGATGGCTCCATTTTCAATACGGGAGACAGTGAATTATCAATCGCACAGAAAATGGAGGCACAGGGTGTTAAATGGCTACCTTCAAATAAAAAACCCGGATCCCGTATTAACGGCGCATCTCTATTCGCGGACATGCTTGAGGCTGTTGTTGAAGGTAAAACAACTGAATCAGGGATGCCGGAGAAACCTGCATTCTATGTTTTCAACTATTGCCGTGGTTGGATAAGCCGCATATCTGTAGCTACATTGCTACCAGCTTATGAAGAAACGATTAAGAATAACGTTGGGCGGGTATTTTCTGAGCCGACGCAACTTAGTGAAGCGACACCAGATGTAATTGTTGAGTACACCAAGAATTTCGACTTGGCAGGGAATCGCCTGGATGTGTGGTCGCAGGAGTATTTCAGCCTCGCGCTACAATACGGGCTGGCGCATGCTCTGGTGGATTACCCCCGCGTAGGTGATATCAAAACAAAAGCTGAAGAGAAAGCAACTGGCGCACGACCTTATGCTGTCTTAATTAATCCGCGTCAGGTTATCGGCTGGAAGTCAGAGACAAAAGAGGGAAAGGTCAGGCTTACTGAGTTGCGGATAAAAGAAATTGTTGTCGAAGATGCTGAAAATTACGCACAGCACAAGATTGAGCAAATTCGCAAACTTACTCCTGGTGCAGTTGAGTTACATCGTAAGTCAACGGGCAAGAGTGCTGATGGTGGTGATGTATGGGTCATGCATGACACCTGGGAAACATCACGCAATGATATTCCCTTGGTTACTCTTTACACTAAACGCACTGGTTTTATGTGCGCAACACCACCGCTCATTAGCTTAGCATTGCTGAATATCAAACATTGGCAGAGTCAAAGTGAGCAAGACAATATTCTTCATGTTGCCCGCGTGCCATTGCTGACAGTATTCGGACTAGAGGATGGGCAAGAATTAACGATTGGCGCATCAACTGCCACGAGGTTCTCTGACCGTTCCAAGCAAGGGTTGGAATATGTCGAACACACTGGTTCGGCTATCAACTCAGGTAAAGATTCCCTGAATGGCTTAGTTGAGCAAATGCGACAAGCTGGGGCCAAGATGCTCCGAGCAGAGAACACCTCAACAAAAGCAGTAGATCAGGTCACTGAAGAGCGAATGCAGGAACAGTCTCCGCTCTATACGATGTCCAATTCTCTTGAGGACGCACTGGATAATATTCTGCAAATCATGGCGGAGTGGTCAGGTGAGCAAGACGGTGGCAGCGTTGATATTCGTACCGAACTGGAAACAGCCGAACAGGCGTTTAATGCAACGTCTGCTTTGGCTATCCAGGCGTTACGGCAAGGGGGTGACATTCGTCCTATTGATGCCGTTCGTGCTCTGCAAGTTCTCAAGATTATCGATCCCGATGCTAAGCCAGATGAAGTATTGGACGAGCTTAATAACTTAGACCCAACCATCGCAGGTGGCTAAATGGCAACGATTAACGAAAGGCTACGTGATGAAGCAATAGCACATAGCCTGTTTCAATCGCGATATGCCACTGGTGTTGCCCGTAAAATGGTCAAAGTGCTCAATGAGAGCGACGCAGAGCTATCGGCTCGTCTTATCGTGGCACTTGATGAGGTTAATCCAAACAGTGTCACCGTGAAGCGCTTAGAAGGCTTGCTGGTTAGTGTTCGTCAAGTGAACAAGCAAGCTGTAGATGCAATGTATTCGTCCTTGGCTGATGAACTGTTGGACTTTGCAAAGCATGAAGCAGGTTATCAACTTAGTTTGTTTGACTCGTTATTGCCGGGGCCAGTTTTAAATCGGTTCCCGTTAGCAGCAATTACCCAAGAGCAGGTTTACTCCGCTGCAATGGCTCAACCGTTTCAAGGCCGATTGCTACGAGACTGGGCGGAGAATATCGAAGCTGACCGGATGACCCGTATTATCAATACAGTTAAAAACGGTTACCTGGCTGGCGATACTGTTGAACAGATGGCACGAAAGGTTCGCGGTACCAGAGCAAGAAACTATCAAGATGGTGTAATTGAAGCGGGACGGAAGAACGCCACGGCGGTAGTGAAAACGGCTGTTACTCACTTGGCTGCTGTAGCGCGGGATAAGTTTGCTGATAACAACAGTAATATAACCGCGTTCGCCTGTATGAAGTTGATGGTTCTAAGTTTGATGGGCCATTGTTGCGTTTCCATGCCGATACATTACCCCATACCCCAGAAGAGATTGCGGCGGCCGGTGGCGACGAAACCAAACTACCAGCTAAATCTATCTGGTGGCAGGGAGAAGAGTATTCAGCATGGCCGGTACAGGTTGAAGGCATTGAGATGTCCAGTGATGGACAGAGTGCGCAGCCAAAGTTATCGGTAGCGAATCTTGATGGGAGCATCACTGCGTTGTGCCTTGCATTTGACGACATGGTGCAGGCCAAGGTTATCGTTCACGACACATTCAAACATTATCTGGATACGGTGAATTTCCCTGATGGCAATTCTGAGGCTGACCCGGAACAGGAGAAAGTACAGGTTTACTATATCGATAGTAAATCGACAGAAACCAATGAAACTGTTGAATTCTCTCTTTCTAGCCCTGCGGATTTGCAGGGATTGCTTATCCCCACTCGACAAATTCACTCACTCTGCACCTGGTGTATGCGCGGTGATTATCGCTCAGGCAATGGCTGCGATTATGCCGGAACGTTATATTTCGACGAGAAAGGCAATCCGACAGACGACCCGAGCAAAGATAAGTGCTCAGGTCTGTTGGTCGATTGCAAAAAGCGATTTGGTTCCGATAGCCCGCTGCCATTTGGTGGTTTCCCTGGTTCAGCTCTAATCAAGAGGTAGTCATGAGAGACAAAACGATTAAAGCGATATTGGCCCACGCCGAAGCGGAATACCCGAAAGAGTGCTGCGGGGTTGTGGCGCAGAAGTCGCGAGTGGAAAAGTATTTTCCTTGTATTAATCTGGCTACAAACCCAATCGAACAGTTTCATCTCGACCCTGAGGGGTATATAGCGGCAGAAGATTGGGGGACCATCACAGCAATTGTACACAGTCACCCAGATGCCACTACTCAGCCATCCGAGTTGGACATGGCCCAATGCGATAATAACGAACTACCCTGGCACATTGTGAGCTGGCCCGAGGGGGATTTACGAACTATCCAGCCGCGCGGGGACCTTCCGCTAATTGGTCGTCAGTTCGTCCTAGGCCATACAGATTGCTGGGGCTTGATAATGTCCTACTTCAAGCAAACGCATGGCATTGAGTTGAACGACTATCGTGTTGACCGGCATTGGTGGGAGTCCGGCACGGAAAACTTCTATATGGATAACTGGTATGAATGCGGTTTCCGTGAGTTCAGTGGATCAGCGCAACCAGGCGACCTGATCATCATGCAAGTTTCAGCAGCTGTGGCGAATCATGCGGGGATTTTGCTGGGCGATGGGATGATGCTGCACCATTTATACGGACAGCTTAGCCAACGCGTCCCTTATGGCGGCTACTGGCAGGAAAGGACGGTTAAGGTGGTGAGATTTAAACTTTAAAATAGCTGTTGAAATACTCAGTTAGCTGATTTGTGAAATTGACATTAGAATGTCTAATGCCTTGAACAAGGAGCATTAGATGCTTTATGAAGAGTGCGATCTTACTTTTAGAACAACCAGCATATATATCCATCCTAGATAAACCTGATGAAGGGTGTATGGCTTATACCTATCTCTGCCTAATTGAGTGGCCTGATGGAGTTAAAAGGCAATCTTACGTTAAGATGTTTTCTATGAATGAAGGGATTGGTGTATTTAACGAAATCCTCGGATACATTCTAAGTAAGGCTGAAGAGCTACCAGTTGCTGAATATGCGGGTGTGCTAATTATTCCCGATGGATTAAAGGCCACTGTGGATGTGGCAGTTGCACCACTCGCGTTTGTGACGTCTAAAGTTAATGGAAACTCTCCTGCTAGTTATTATAATGTTGGCGATGCTATTAGGTTTAATGCGTTGTTCAAAGTATTAGATAATTGGGATAAATTGTCTCACACAATCGCATTCGACGAGTGGGTTGCTAATCAAGACCGTAACTTAGGTAATATGATAATTGACTCACATAATAATGTTACTCTGATTGATCACAGTAACTTACCAGTTGGCTTAGTCTGGGGAGAACAGGACTTGCAAGTAGGCATTAACCCTAGGAACGTCCTATATGATGTTTTCCGCCAAAATCCGTCATTGCCACAAAAAACAGATATTTTGGGTGGGTGCAAGTCACAGTCAATGTCTTTCTCAAAAGCAAAAGATGAAGTTTCATATTGGTGCGATCAGCTATTGCCACCCGAGCTTAAATCAAGCCTAATGCCATTCATTGAGCAAAGGGCTAATTTTTCACGTGATAGGTTAATAAAAAGGCTGGGGCTACTGCCAGGTGTTGCATGATAAATTTTGATTCATTCCTTTCCCGTAATGCCAATAAACCAAAGGTATGTGGTGATTGGTATACTGTTCAATGGTGTCCTGACTTGGCAACAGCGGAACGTCTAAACATAGGTGTTTGTTTTGTCGATAGTTATGGGAAGTCTTTTGTTCAGACCTTAGAGTCATATGAGCGTATAAAATGCCTATATAGCTCAGGAATGGAGCATCATCTTAGATTGGCCTGTACTTTAGTCGAAGAAGCAATTCATACAGGGATTTCTGTCTATGATATTCCATTTAGTAACATATCCATAAAAGCCAATGGATATGCGCAAGGAAAATCAGTTGATGACCTACTAGCTTCTCTTTTTAGTAATGTAGTTCCACTTTCCCGTAAGGTTATTAAAAAAAGAGAGCGGACGTTTAATCATACCAGCAGGGAACGCTTGTATAACATTATGGACGGTTGGCTCAAAGATCATCTTGAATATGAAGAGTATTTCAACATGGTTTCTATACATCCGACTAAAAGCGTATATCTGGGTAATTCGAACCAAAATATTTTCCTCCCATATCAATCAGATCGTTCGATTGCAACTATTGCTTCTGCTTCCTATGCTGATGCGACACTAGCGAAATGTCATTTATATGATGCACAAAGAGATTTATCTCTGGCGCTTAGTAATTTTAGAGATCTATCTGACGCGTCAATATTCATACTGTCCCCCGATGGTGAATTAAATGCACAGCGACGGGATGAAGTTGATAATGAAATAGATAAATTTTGTTGGTACTTGAAGACGCTTAATGTTCAAACTGAAGTGGATAGTTCGCCTGAGTCTCTTTCAGAGAAAGCGGCATATTGGTATCGGAAAAAAGCAGCATAGATATACAACCCGACCAGATCCGGCGGGTTTTTGCATTATAGCCCACTCAGGTGGGCTTTCTGTTATGCGTTAGGCAAAGTCGGCCACTTTCTGAAAGCGAAGAAGTATAGTGTTATGTAGTGGATAACCGGAATGGACAACAAGATAGCCATAGGCCACCCAAACCCAGCTTTTCTTGCCATTCGGTAGCAAGGGAAGAACGTGATTACCCATATGACTATAAATAGTGATTTATTTGACTCGCCCATCTTTCTTGTCCTTAATATTACGTTGAATCCATATAGGTTCTTTCTACCTACTCGGTGAATCGCTTAAATTCTTTATGTGATGAGTGTGGCTGACAAAAACCATAATCACTCGCTGTATAACTTTTTCCATTATCATCAATCAATTCACAAGAGCAGCGATAAAACTCCCCCAAAGAGTGACGGAATACTTCAGATTGTGATGGTGTGACTCCACTGAACTGGATGGTTATAGCGGCATTCAGAACCCAATTAGCAGGTAAACATTGTGATTTTAAGAGTGCATACAACTTCGCGGAGTAGTTCCTGGTCACCTTTCCGATCAAATAGGAATCAGAGACTGCCTCAGTTGACAGCAAGCTAAAGGTTATTGCCTCGAGGCTCTGCTTAGTAGCAAGCGATTTCAGTTGCCCAATAGCCCAATAGCCACCGACATCGTTATTTCTACTATTGAATGAGCCAGTCAGTCCACTTGCTATCCCTGCTAATTCTTTCCTACGAGCCATAATAAATCCATTAAAAATAAGTTATCACGCCTTATGTGATGATTTAACGAATGCTTTCTAGCGCGTCCGTGCGCCGGTGATAGCAATAGTTTTGTAAATTAATCTTGCGTTCACGATTGAAGACGATAGAGCGATTTTTAGGCTATTTACCACCTCAAAGCACTGTGCTTTACTCTCATCAAGGTGCTTTGGGCGTGGTGCAAAGCTACTCAGTTAGGTTTTTTATTGGCGTATTTTTGTTTTGCCTTAAGCAACAATCTAACATTAGCGCTTTCGTTATCAATTTTTTCCATAAGCTTATCTATCAACCAATCTACCTTTTCATTAACGGCGTCGAATTCTTCTATTGTTTCATGCTGTGCGTGCGTGACTTGATTAAACACAGAAACAAACTCGGCATCCATATTTATAGCGCCACCAGATAGTGCATCCTGAAGTATCTGAACAATTTCAGAATTCATTGATCTGCCATTTTTCTTAGCTCGACCTGCTATGGCATCACGCATTCCGTCAGGCATCCTGACCGTAAATCGCTCTACAAAGTTTGGGTCATCTTTTTCAGTCATTTTCAGGGGCCGTAATTATTTATATAAAACACGGTAGCATCATATTGACATTACCCACAATGACATCATAATGATGTCAGGCATCAAAATGATGCTATCTGAAAGAGGAGAAAGTAAATGCAAGATGTTCTTTATACCGGGCGTAAGAACGATAGCTTTCAGCTTCGCTTGCCTGAGCTAATGAAGGAAGAAATTCGCCGTATGGCTGAAATGGATGGGATTTCTATCAATTCTGCGATTGTGCAGCGTTTAGCGCGGTGTCTGCGTGAGGAAAGGTCGAGTGCAGCATCAAAATAGTGAAGCCCTAACTACTTGCAATAGTCAGGGCCTCGATTTGTCAGCAACCTTAAGCGAGTCAACCGACATGAAAAGTATAGCGAATAATCAACTGACATTCCATAGCACTACTTTCTCTTATATGGAAATGGCGGGGCAAATCTGGCTGACGGCGGCAGAAGTTGGACAGGCTTTAGAGTACGCGGATGATAAAGCTATTCACCGAATTTTCAATCGCCATTCTGATGAGTTCACGACACAAATGACAGGGGTGGTCAGGGCGACCACACCCGGCGGGATGCAAGATGTACGGGTGTTTTCCCTGCGCGGCGCTCATCTGATCGGTATGTTTGCAAGGACAGCTAAGGCCAAAGAGTTTCGCCGTTGGGTTCTGGACGTATTGGATAGCCAAATATCCACATTTCCAGTATGGAATGTATGCATCATCCACTCCTGAAGGTAAAGCAAAAGCGACTGATAGGAACGCTATAGATTACTGCTGGTCTACTCATGAAAAAAAATCAAACTCAGATTCTCAACAAAGATTCATTGCGGGCGCTTGCGAGAAAATGGAGTCTGATTTTAAAAATAAATATGGAGTTAATCCTTAAATGAGAAATGCATTTGTAATTATATGCGTCAGCTTCCTGCTGTCCGGTTGCAGTTCAATTATCGCTTCTAGCTCACCAGATTATTTTTATAAAAACAACGCATATGTCCGTTCAACCTCTGATATAAGGAAGGCGAGAGTGTTAGCTCAAGGGGTGTGCCAAAAGGCACTGAATAAAAGCTCTCGTGCCAGTTATGGACATTCTAGCGAACTTATTTCTTATCCAGAAAAATATCATAAAGACGGTAATGCAATAGTTTTCTCGTGCGAAACTATAGATGTAAAACAATCGTTATTGATTAGGTCAAATCTAGAGGAGAGAGTTAAAAGCGGCGATGGGAAGGCAAGGGAAGATTTAGAAGATTACAATAGAATGTTCCCAACCAGTAATTCTGGCGTGACATGTTTCACTTCTGGTGGTGATAAGGTGTTTTCAATAAATTGCTTTTAACGTAAAAAACTGACACAACCACCTTCGGGTGGTTTTTTATTATCTGGAGAAAAGTAAATGACAGTATTTGCGCAAGAAGTAATGACTCCAATCAAGTTAAGCGGGTCATTAGCTACGCGGTTTGGTCGAAATCATCAGCGAGTAATAAGCCACACTAAGGAGGCGTTTAAGGCATTAAGCGTAACTATTCCCGGCTTTGAGGAATATCTGGTTACCGCCAAGAAAAGAGGGTTAACGTTCGCCATCTTCAAGGGTGGTAAGAATATTGGTAAGGATGAATTAGACTTAGCCAGTGGAGGGCAAGAGATACGAATAGTACCTGTAATTATTGGCAGCAAAAAGGCGGGTATTTTCCAAACAATCTTAGGTGCCGTTCTCGTCGCCGTGGGCGCTGTTATGACGGTAATGTCTGGTGGTACGGCAAGTCCATTAGCTATGGGTTTTTTTCAGGCTGGCGGGGCAATGATGCTCGGCGGTGTAGTCCAAATGCTTTCCCCCCAAGTAGGCGGGCTTGCATCTAGGCAATCACCGGACAACAAGCCAAGCTATGCATTTGGTGGTCCAGTTAACTCTACGGCTCAGGGTAACCCGGTGGGCGTACTGTATGGCAAGCGTAGAATTGGCGGAGCGGTTATATCTGCGGGTATTTATGCTGAAGATCAAATGTAAGAGTGGTTACTTTAATTAACGCCGAAAGGCAGGAGTGAGTTATGACTTTAGAACAGCGTTTAGCAGTAGTAGAAGCAGAACTGGAACAAATTAAAAATCAGCAGAAAGGTCGTAAAGATATCGTGGAGATGATGAATAAAACAATCACGGAGAATATTAAAAAGCAGTGCCGTCCTGGTGGTTTACTTTATCGGTCTGAGCGTCGAGAAAACGCGGCCATATCTCAGGCCGCATCAAATATTATTGAGAATGCACTCTTAATGCAGCCTCTGACATCTTGATAGCCATTTCTTTAGATAGTTTTAGTTGCTCAGATATGTGAGGGTGAGTATTCGAATTTTCAATATCATCCCAAAGCTTTGTTAAATAGGAATGAAATTCCTTGAGTTGACTTTCATTTGTAGTAGCTAGCAGTGAGCGAATAACTGACTCCAAGGCACTTAACTGCACGACAATACTATTTGGCTTTTCCATTTTTATCCTTATCCCAGAGTAAATCAGCCATTCCTCCGATAGATAACACTCAAGCCGCGCATGGCGAGAGTGGGCTGACCTTACACAATAGAAGATCAGCCGGTAATCGCCATTGAGTTGATCAATAAACACGCCAATGCCCACGAAATGTGGGTTTTTTTATGGGTGAAATATGGCACGTAAATCGATTAAAGGCCGTAAAGGTGGGAGTAGCAACGCGACTACACCTGTGGAATCTCCTGATAGTATTCAATCAACAGCTAAGGCGAAGATACTTCTTGCGCTTGGTGAAGGGGAGTTTGCGGGCGGTTTGGACGGGACTAACATTTATCTTGATGGCACCCCAATTAAAAACCCCGACGGTAGCAGTAATTTCACTGGTGTGAAATGGGAGTATCGAGCTGGCACTCAGGCTCAGGACTATATTCAGGGCATGCCGAATGTTGAGAATGAGATAACAGTTAATACAGAACTGAAATCAGATACGCCATGGGTTCGCTCTGTCACCAATACGCAATTGTCTGCTGTTCGGGTTCGCTTTGGCTGGCCATCATTACAGCGCCAGGCTGATAACGGTGATGTCGGCGGTTACCGTATTGAATATGCGATTGATGTTTCTACCGATGGTGGAGCATATTCGACACTGCTCAATACTGCGATAGATGGTAAAACGACAACGCTTTACGAGCGCTCGCATCGAATCAATTTACCTAAAGCCACAACTGGCTGGCAGATCCGCTCGCGGCGCATCACGGCGAACGCTAACTCTGGTCGTATTGCAGATAGAATGAACACAGAGGCTATTTCTGAAGTCATTGATGCCAAGTTGCGCTATCCGAATACTGCACTTCTTTATATCGAATTTGACGCGACTCAATTCCAGAATATACCCGCAATTTCTTGCGAGCCAAAGGGTCGAGTAATCCGCGTTCCGACGAATTACGACCCGGACACTCGGAGTTACTCCGGCGTTTGGGATGGTTCATTTAAGTGGGCATATACAAATAACCCTGCTTGGGTATTTTACGACATTGTATTAGCTGAACGATTTGGGCTTGGGCTACGCATAGATTCAACGCAGGTTGATAAGTGGGAACTATACAGAATAGGGCAATATTGTGACCAACTGGTCCCCGATGGGCGCGGTGGTAGCGACACAGAGCCACGCTTTACTTGTGACGTGTATATTCAATCCCAGGCTGAAGCATTCACTGTGTTACGTGATTTGGCTGCTATCTTTCGAGGAATGACGTATTGGGGAAATAATCAGCTTTGTGCCTTGGCTGATATGCCACGTGATGTTGATTATATTTTCACGCGAGCCAACGTTATTGATGGTCGTTTCACCTATGGCGGTGGCTCTGAGAAGAAACGTTACACAACAGCCATGGTTAGCTGGAGCGACCCCTCAAATAATTTTCAGGATGCAATAGAGGCGGTGTCAGATAATGATTTGGTTCGTCGCTACGGCATCAACCAGATAGATATGACGGCGATCGGCTGTATCAGGCAGACGGAAGCCAACCGGCGAGGCCGCTGGGCATTATTGACCAACAGCAAAGACCGGATAGTAAACTTCAATGTGGGGCTGGATGGTGCAATTCCTTTACCCGGTCACATTATTGGCATTGCAGATGAAATGCTATCTGGTAGAAAAACGGGCGGTCGTATTAGTGCCGTTTCTGGTCGAAACATTACCTTGGATCGCATTGCTGATGTGAATGCTGGGGACAGGTTGCTTGTTAACTTACCGAGCGGGGTATCTCAAGCTCGCACTGTTCAATCAGTTAATGAAGAAGTAGTTACCGTCAGCGTGGCATACAGCGAAACGCCAGTTGCTGAGAGTATTTGGTCTGTCGATGTAGATGATTTAGCCATTCAGCAATATCGGGTTACCGGTATCTCTGACAACGATGACAACACGTACAGTATCTCGGGTGTTCAGCACGACCCCGATAAATATGAGCGAATAGATACGGGTGCTCGCATTGATGAGCGGCCCATCAGCGTAATCCCACCGGGTGTTCAGCCGCCACCAACGAATGTGGTAATCGCTAGCTTCTCCGCGCTCTCACAAGGGCTCGCAGTAACTACCTTACGTGTTACATGGGAGCCAGCAGCCAGTGCAATAGCATACGAGGCAGAGTGGCGACGTGATAACGGGAATTGGATATCAGCACCACGGACATCGGCACAAGGCTTTCAAGTCGAGGGGATATACGCCGGGCAATATCAGGCTCGCGTTCGCGCTATTAACCCCTCGGATATATCCAGTATCTGGGCTAATGCACAAGAAACCACATTAAACGGTAAAGAGGGCAACCCTCCAATACCAGTTGGTTTCGCAGCCACCGGCATTCTCTTCGGTATCACCCTGAACTGGGGTTATCCAGAAGGGGCAGAAGATGCGCTAAAAACCGAGATTGAATATAGCTTGTCTGCTGATGGCACTGATGCCTTATTGTTGAGTGATGTACCACATCCGCAACGAAACTACACCATGCAGGGATTAAGGGCGGGGCAAGTGTTCTGGTTCCGTGCACGGATCGTGGATAAATCCGGTAATCAGTCGCCGTGGATAGATTGGGTTCGTGGCATGTCGAGCACAGACACAAGCGCTATTCTCGAAGCGATTGGCGATGATTTCATTAATAATACCGTGGCGGGTCAGCAACTGCTTAATGATGACTTCATGAATGCGGAAGGTATTCTTGAAAATGCTGTCGCTAATAATGCTGGTATCGTGCAGCAATGGGCGCAATACGGGGAGAATAAGGCCGGTGTTATCCACTTAACCACCACCGTGGCTGATGCTGAACGGGCATTCGCTGAGTTTGAAACACTTGTTACATCGACATTTGAGGACCAGACCGCTGCAATTGACCAGAAGATGACGGCCGTTGTTGATGCTGATGGTGCCAGTGCAACTTACAGCTTGAGAGCGGGACTAAATTATAACGGTCAATTTGTCAGTGCGGGCATGGTAATCGGTGCTGAGTTTATTAATGGTGTTGCTAAATCCTCAATTGGCTTTACTGCCGATCAATTTATATTGCTCTCGGGTCCAGCGGGTAATTTATTTTCGCCTTTTGCAGTGGTAAATGGTCAAGTGTTCATGAATGACGCATTTATCGCAAAGGCGTCAATTGGACGAGGGAAAATAACAGATACCCTTGAATCAGATAATTACGTTCAAGGACTGTCTGGTCTAAAGCTTGATTTTAAAAATGGCAATGCTGAATTTAATAGTGTAAATCTCAGGGGGAATATAACTATGGATAATACGATTAATGGGATTCGTACTATATTAGATTATCGCGGACAAAGAACATATCACGCTAACGGGCAACCGGCATTAATAGCAGGTTACTTCTAATGGCTGAACCTATTTTATATGTATCACCCAGTGATGGGGGAAAAGGCGTATATATGACCTCAGGCATGCGAATGCTATCCTATCTTGGATATTACGATAACACTGTAAAAGACGGAGATACGACTAGATACCAAGATATTCCCAACTACAGGGGCGGGGAAATATGCATTGTGCCTACTGATTTCGGGGGGGTATTAAGCCCGTCAGGGTCATCAACTTCTTTTGGGTGGTGGGTAACCGGCTATTACATGTCAGGTACGCGATTGCATCTTTCATTAAACACATCTCCCATGGGATGGACTAAATTTTCAGCATTTGAGGTATTACCACCACAGGCGTTTGGGAGCTATGGGCTTTACCTGCAAAATTCGACGAATGTCATGGCAATAACAGACAGTTCAGCGTTGGGTTTTTGCACATGGCGGGGGAATGTAACAATAAGCGGGTCGTGGACAGTGCCTGGAGACGTAATAGCGCGCGGCAATGCTATGGTTTTTGCGAATTGGACAGACCCTAATGTTTCTTTATATTATGATTCAGTAAATAAAGTAATAAATTGCTATCAAATAAACTCTACTGGCACAACGAGTAGTGGCTCAGTAAATGCCAATATTTGTGTATTCACCAGTGGTTTCTTCCCTCAACAACCCGACCCAGGAACTGCGGGATTAGCTATTTTCAACGTGAATGGGCAGTGCACATATTCGTCACGGTATGCGCCCATGATACTTGCTGGTTTTACATCACTGAGCAATCAAGCAAACGCGTGGGTAGACACCGGAATAGCTCGCCCAATGATACCGCTGCCCAGCGCTGGCGGACTTCCTGCGGGCAATGTGCAGAGTGGAAATTACAGAGCGTGGTACAGGTCCGCAATGAGGATGTCTGGTTCAAGCATAACCGCTGGCTCTGGGGCGTATGTAAACAGCTCCAATACAATTGATGCGCCCAGCGGAATATGCCCTATAAGGCTGCCGATTTTAGACACCAATTCTTACTTTTAAACTGATTTAGGAAAATATTATGGCTTGGTACAGGTCAGGTACAGTCACGTCAGTAGCTGGGACAAATGTGATTACGGGTACAAGTACTCAATGGAATAATCCAATATTTGGCATTGCTTCGGGACAAATGATTTTTGTTCCCGGTGCGGGTCAGGTTGTTATATATGAAATACTGGCAGTAGATAGTGATACTAAAATAAGAGTAACCAAAAATATAGCATTAGCAATTACCAACTCTGAATACGCAATTGTCACGACCGTATCAAATTCAATGTCAGATTTAGCGCGTCGTACTGCCGTACAATTGGCTCTATATCAAGGCTTGCTTGAGGATTGGCAGCTAATAACTACCGGAACGGGTAATGTGAGTATTATTGCGCCAGATGGTTCAACTGTTGTTATTCCTTCATTGGCTCAAATATCACAAGATGTAAGTAATAAAGTTAGCCAACAGCAACTGACCGATGGACTTGCCACTAAAGTTAACCAACAGCAATTATCTGCGATTGGTATTGGGTTGCCGACTCAGACATCAATATCTAATTTTGATTTTCAAAATTTTGTATTTACATCTGGTGGGAATTACTTAGCTGTTACTACAAACTGGTTAAACGCCCCCGCCGGGGTTAGTTACCCCACGGCATTAGCCATTAGCATATGTTAGCAGTCAAGTCCCGCACCTATCGGCGGCGACGAGCCCCGCAACACAAAAACCTTCACTTGGAATAACGAACGATAACAACGCCGCCGCCGGGGCGTACATAGGGTTCGAAAGGGAGGGCGCCTTTGCCGCGTATTTTGGTTTAAGTACAAGTAATAGGCTTGCATGGGGTGGGTGGTCGCTCGGCGGAGTTCAGTATGATTTGATAACTCAGCAGAATTCAACGGTGGACTCAAACGGATTCCTAAAATCAGCCTCGCCAGTAGTGAAGTTATACGGGGATGGTAGATCTAAAACAAATTCCGAGTCTGAAGGTGCAACATCAGAACGCATTGGTGAAGGTATCTATAAAATATCAGGTGTACTCGGGTTTCATTCGGATGAAAGCTGGGGTGGTCCAGATGGTGGTATTGAAATACCGCTAGATAAAAACAAGCAGGCATTAATCTGGGTAGATTATAAAGTGACTTCTGACGGTGATTTGCTGATTAAAACCTACCACCGAACACACCCATTATCACCTGAGTTTGCCAGAAATATTATCGATGGCTATGAGGATGGGCAGCCAATTGATATTCCTGCGGGACGCTTTATTGATCTGCGTGTTCAGATGCCTGAAGTTGAAGTGACGGAGCTACCGTTAACTGAAATGTAA